TAAAATCAAATGATGCAGTAGAAACAGGAGATTTCTCACTTAGCGCCTTTTGCATTTGCTCAGTGGTAGTACCAAGAGCCAATGCTGTTTTCTCAGCAGCAGCCCTACCAGCGCTCTCACCAATCTGATCAAAGAACCCCATTTGCTTTTTAGTGCTTTGCTCAGTAAGTTTGGTTTTAAGTGTTGTATCAAGAGTGAGAGCTTGATCAAGATATTCGCGTTTAACATCTGGAGGATTAGCACTAGTAGCAATCTTTACCATTTGATCAGGATTTAAATTACCAAAGTTAATGCCGCCTTTATTAATGGCATTAACAAGAAACTTTCTGTTGTTAGGACTACGAGCAATTTCGGCAAGCTGCTCAGCAGAAAAACTTTTACCGTCTGCCATAGCTGCATAGTTTGATTTAATCAACTCCATCTCTGCAGCAGCTTCTTCAGCTTTTGTTTTATTGTCTTCTAATAGTTTAGTATATTTTTCATACATGTTCTTTGTAGAAGCAATGGCAAACGTCTTAGCTTCTTTCTCAGCCGTATCCATCTTTTCTTCAATTGCTGTGGCAGCACCTCCAGCAAAAGCTAACAAATTAAAACCCATGATTTATACGCCTTGTTTAATATTACGAGCCATCAAACCTTTTGTCGGTACAGCTTTTTCTTCAACAGCTTTAACTTCTTCAACAGGTTCTTTAATTGTTTTAAACACTTGATCAACTGCTTGCTTCATAACCCGAGGAGACATTGTTTCTTCTTTATCATAATCAGAGTTATAGTCTTTAACGTCAATGCCTTGAAACATAGCAATGGTTTTCATCATCTCCATCATGACGGGCATAGCTAAAATACCAGCGTCAAGCGTATGAATACCTTTATCAACATTGGTGAGCATCATGCCCTCAGCAATTACAGACAAAGGCAAGCCTGTTTCTAACGTGTCTAACAAATCATCACTGATATCTTCAGAAGAAATAACCGCCATGTAAAACTGAATGACATCAGTCATCTTTACATACTTCGGAGGGTTCTGCCAAGGACGGCTTTTGCTAGGAGTTGTCCATGATATACCAGCAGGTGCTGACATGAGCACCTCGTGTACTTTCTTTTTAGTTGTCGCCATATTATTTCTTTGCCTTCATTAGTTCAATACGAGCTTCACGAATACCTTCAATGTAATCAGCAACAAGTTCTACAGCATCTTTTTTACTGGAAGCAACTTCATTGCTTTTCTGATCAGCAGGAGCAGCAAAGCCTTTTGTTTGTTTTGTTTTCTTAGACGGCTGAGATTTACGCTGAGATAAAATGTTTTCAATTTTACTAAAGTAACTTTTAATATGTTGCATTTATTTTCCAATTAAAAAAGACCGGCTATAAACTTTATTGCGGCATCAGAAGTAACTACCTTACCAAGCAATGAACCAAGAGCACTTGATGATGCAGAATCAGCCGCTTTGCCTGCAGACGCTATTGTAGCATTAGCTGAGATTGTTGTTTGAGCAATATTGGTTATTCGGTTTTGTTCATTCTCTCCAGCCTTGTAAGAGAAATCAAGTAGGTCACGATAGGTCTGACTTTGCTGTGCGTAAACAGAGGCAGACAAATCTGTGGCGTTCTTTGCCATAACAGCATTAGCACTGTTTATAGCTGCAGTGTTGGCTGTAGAAACATCAGCTAAGATTTTAGCATTGGCAACATTAATCTGAGAAACTAGTGTTGCGTTAAACTCATCACGAGCGCTTTGTTGCGTAGTATTAAATTTAGAAATTTCATTTTCCGCTGCATTATTTGCAATAGAAACTTTATTCTTTTCAGAAGCACTAAACTGACTGGCTGTCAAAGCAAGTGTTTCAGAAATCTTATCAGCCTCAAGCTTGTTGGCTGCGTTCGTAGCCTTAGCGGCATTGGCAGCGGCGGTATCACTCAAAATAGATTGAGAAATTGTTTGTGTTTTAAGGACAGCCATTTGCTGTTTATTGTCCAAATTTTTCATATCCATTTCAAGAAACGATCTGGCATTTAGCACAGCCGCTTGCTGAAGATTGTTTAAGTTAGCCATATCCATACTAGCAGACGCTGCTGCATTTGCTAGGGTTGCAGCTTGTTCGTTATTCAACTCGGCAACATTAATTTGTTGAATGAAGTTGGCATTAGCTAAAGCGTTCTGTTGATCTGCTGTAAAATTAATATTGGCAATTTCAGAAACACGGGCAGCATTAGTAATATTAACTTGTTGTTTATTGGATAATTCTTGCCCTTTTATTGCAGCTTCAATCTGTGCGTTAGCCAAAGCTGTCTGTTGTTTATTAGACAAGTTAGCCATTTCAATCTGCATAGCATTGGTTGTGTTATACAGATTTGTTTGTTGCTGAGCATTAAGATTTATATTACGCTCTGACAACACAGAAGAAACATTGAACAATGCTGTCTGTTGCTGATTAGACAACACTTGTCCTTTGAGAGAAGCTGCAGATTGAGCATCTTGCATAAACGCTTGCTGCTTGTTTGTAGCAGTTATCTTCATTGCATCAAAGGTTTGAGTGCTAGTAAGCATTGCCACTTGCTGTTCATTAGAAAGTTCTTGACCAGCAAGAGCGGCCCTAACTTGCAGGTTAGACAAAGCTGTTTGTTGAGAAGTGCTCAGCTTTGCTAGATCAATTTGAACATTCTCAGAGGAGCTTTGTAAAGATGCTTGTTGTGAATTGTTAAGATTAATATTATTAACTTCAGCATAACGAGCAGCATTAGTAAGAGCAACCTGTGTCTTAATATCAAGATTCTTTTCTTGAGCAGCAGCTTTTAGTTGAGCGTTAGCTAATACAACAGCTTGTTGATTACTTAGGCTTTGTGTTTGCAAAGCAAAAGTGTTGGTGCTATTTTGCAACGCAGCCTGTTGACGGTTGTTCAAATTAGCCAAGTCTATGTTCTGCAAAGCAGCAGCATTTACCAAAGACACTTGCTGACGATTACTCAAATTGGTCATTGCCATTTGAGAGAATGTTTGTGCATCAGCGGCAGCTATAGGAGTAGCGCTTTCCATTGCAGCTTGAACAATGGCAGCACCCGCCATAGAGCTAGCACCAAGGCCACGAGCAGCCATTGCAGCATTAGCACTGCGTATAGCACCAGCAGCCCATGCAGGGGTGCCATCGTTAAACTGGGCCATCAGTGAAGACATTTGACCAGCAACGGTACTAGCGGCAGATACGGTGCCTTGCTGAGCCGTAGCCAGCGACTGACTAAAGCTGCCCTGTTGCGCGGACATAACAGCGGCTTCATTCAAAGCGCTCATTGTGGCAGCAACAGCCTGAACAGGTTCGTCTAGTTGCAAATTCTGTTTAGAAACATCTAACAATTCTTGTTGCGTTACAGCGCGTTGTGCAGCAACAGCGGTTGAAGAAGCGGCTGTTTGGGCAACCAGTGCTTGGGGGATAACGCCAGCCTTAGCTGCTTCTTTTACAGCAGTATATTCAGCACTTGCGGCTTTTGTAGCATCTAATTCAAATTGAGTGGCAGCTTTTGCTTCTGGTGTCAACCCAAGTTGAACAGCATCAGCGACAAACTTTTTATCTGTTGTCTGAGCTTCAGCAGATTTAACACCACCAACATCTGCAAGGGTCGCCGCTGTTGCAAACTGTTCAGGAGATGAAACAAGATCGGGCGGAGCAGTAACCGTTGCTGCTGTTCCTTTTGCTCCTACAGCTTTAGAGCCTGATGAAAGTGTACCAGCCTGTCCAACAACTTTAGCAGATTCAGATAATGTACCAGTCTCCGCTGTTTGTTTATTTAGTGCCGTTTCCATAGCTGTTTGAGAAGCATCAGCTTTAATTGTGTCAGCAGTAATATCTGATGGAGCGGTTGCTGTCTCGGCTTTCGCTGTTGTAGCTGCTTTAACGTCTGTAACTTCTGCCGTTGCTTTTTCCGTGGCTGCTTTTAATCCTGATGCTGTCGTGTCTGTTTCAGCAGCGGTATAGGTTTTATTAAAAGGAGCAATAGGTTTATTGGGATCACGCGCTTTAATTTCTGGTTGTGCTGCGTCTGCAAACTTAGCTACTTCTGAGGCATCAACACTTGAGCCAAATTGATCAGACCAAAACTTCAAGCCAGCAGCATCTGGTTCTCTGCCCAACTGCTGTTGATACAATTGCCGTACTTCTTCACCAATAGCACCGCCTTCAGCATAGCTTTTAACAACTCCGCCCTTAGCCATTTTACTAACAATGCCAGAAAAACGAGCAGAGTCAGCAGGGGACGATGCTAAATATTCATCAAACATTTGCATAGGGCCATCGTATCCCATCTTACGAGCAACAATTTCACGTTGTTTGGCGGTAAAGTTTTCACTCATTATTAATCACCTTGTTCAAATACTCTAAAAATTGTGGGTTTCTTTTTAATACTGCTAACAATCCAACAGAAATACAATAGACTTGTCTCTCTGACATATTTAAATACATTGCCATTTCAATGGCATGAACAACCTCATGCAGCAATACGTCTGCTTCTACATTAGCTGATTGATTTGGAAGTATTGAAATCTTTAAAGTGTTACCATCACACTGACCAAGAACGTTCTTTAAAGATTCGTCATACTGAATAACATAGTTTTGCTCTATAACATTAATAGTGTTAGGAAATGAAGCCATGCTATTTAAATATGTGAGATTTTGCAAAGTCTAAAAAGACATAACCAATGCCAACAATAAACATCCAAACTAAGCTTCCTATAGTTTTTTCTATAATGGCTTTACGCAACTCAATGCTTTGTGCTTCCTTTTGAATAGCCATCTTAACCCACCGATGTTCTTCATCTGAAAGAGGTGACGTAGACGTTACCCCAAAAGCAGTGACAATATCCCTGATAAGTTCTTTTCGTTCTTCTGGTGACATGACCAGCCCTCCTTTTAAATCGCACGTAACGAATTCTTTCCCTGTTCACACCCGGCTTGAGTTGAATTTTCTGTAGTGGCAGGGATCAATCCTAAGATAGGAACAGAGCGCGTTCATCGTTTCTGCGCTTGACTAGCCCCGGTAGGATTTTACCCCCGCCCCGTGTAAACTTCAAGAACTCGTCTGCCGCCGTTTCAATCTCTCCCCGAAGAACCTTCTGACGGAGGGTGCTTCTCTGTACGCCGCCAAGACCGAGATTAAAAGCAAAGCTGACAAGAGCATCAAACTGGCCTTGGGTAAGAACCACAGGAAAAAGTTTGGCAACCCCAACTTCAAATCGGCGGAGATCAGCACTAAGGATTCCATCTACTTCTGCCTTTGAAAATACGCGGTTATCTTCCGCTTTAAGCGGGTAAGCGTCTCTTTGATCCAGAGGTAAACGTCCTTGAACGGGGTATAAAACATGCCCAACTCCTGTAGTCCAGAGCCGCGCTGGGCAGCGGTACGGTTTAAATTTCACACCCTCATGATGCTTGATCATCTCTTTGCACCGTTGAGAGACTTTCATTTCTTGCTGAACGCTTGGCTGCCGAACCAAAAACTGATGATCAACGTCCAGATAGTTTGCATCTCATCATCCCAAAGGTTATTCAGCATGATCTCAAAATCTACGGCGTGGTGCCATGCATAAGAAAATCCAGCCACCTCTACAAACACCAGCAGGAGGAACATGCCGTAAGTGATGTTGGGCCTTACGCCCGCCCGCAGATTGATCACCCACTGGCTGGCTCCCTGACCGATAGCTATATCGTGCGCGTACAGGGCGCTGCGCTCGGCTGATGCAGCCTCAACCATCTGCCCCTCTACCTTGATCTCCTCCACCCGCTGCATGACTTCAAAGCCAGCTTTGCGGAGTTCCAGTTCGCGCTCTGTCTGTAGTTGGGCCATTGCCATCTCATGCTTTTTGTCGGCCCGGTCTTGGAAAAAACCAAGCACCTTGGGCAAGCCGCCAGCAAGAAAACCAAATAGCGATGAGAGTAGGGTTAGCATCATTTGTCCTTTTTATTAAATAATTCAAATAGAGTTTTTATTTTTTCTTCAGCTACAGCAACCCTTAAATCTAATTTGCTCAAAACAATTATGAGTGTAATCAAAGCCAGTAGTATGGGCCAACCTTTAGTGAGGACATCAAAGAAATCCACGTCATCTGCCCAGCGTCAGAGATGCGTAAACGATGGCTGCCATACTGACGATCAAGACGCCAGTAGTCTTCATGATCACGCCTTCAAGCCGCTTGAGCCGAGCGTTGATCTGTGCATATCGTTCTGCACAAACGGCCTCGTGGCTTGTCAATCGGATGTCTATTTCACTCATGGTTTTTATGCGGCGGCGTTACGCAGTGGTGTCAAGTCTTCAGTAGTCCAAAAGTCTTTGGCAAGCATGATGTTCAGATGGTCTTTGTTGCGGCTCAAGCAATCTGTCCAGTCGGTGTCGCTCATGCGCGCTGGCTTTGCGCCGTTGATGAGGTTCACGCTGTCCATAGCGGCGCTGTAGTGTTGAGCGATTTGCTCTGGGGTTTGTTCAATCATGGGTTACTCCAGTGCGTTAATTTTTGCCATCAGCGCCTGCACCTCTGCAAGTAGCTGCGCTTTCGTAGGTTCAAGTATTGGCACTATTTCGGGATCAAGCGGCCTCGGTCGATTGTCAACAAATTCACCGCCAACATAATCCCATCCAATCCCGCCGACTTCGCATAAAACCCAGTTGTCGGGTTTCACATCTTCCACTGTAGCCACGCAAAGATTAACCACTTTTTTATTTTCAATAACTGCATAATTTGGCATGATGTAAACCTTAATATTCAATAACGATGACGCCAGCTTTACCCGCGCCACCATTTTTTGCGCCACCTGAGGCTGCACCGCCGCCGCCGCTGCCATAAGCTAAACCATCCGAACCATTTCCTGTCATAATATTTGACGACCCGCCGCCGCCGCCGCCGTAATAAGATGCGCCCCCTGCCGCTGCTGTCCAGCCGCTAGCACCAGAATTTCCACTACCACCCGCAGAGCTACCACCGCCCCTTATATTTATATCTCCATTTGTAGCAGAGCCGCCATCTTTCTGACCCCCGTATTGACCAGTTGTTGCGCCTTGCCCACCACCACCTGTAACCGTTGTTGCGCCAACAGTGAAAGTTGAGTCTCCTCCGTTTGAACCATCAGTTGGGGTAGTACCATTGCCACCAGTTCCAGCAGCTCCGATTGCATAAGTGTATGAAGTACCAGCAACAACAGTGAAAACTTTAATGGCTGTGCCAGCCGCTGAACCACCAGCCCCAAATACATTACCGCCAGTAGCGCCTCCAGCACCCCCACCACCACCCGTAACTGTCACCTTTATTTTGGTAACACCAGCAGGTGCTGTCCAAGACGTTCCGCTGGTGTAAACCTCCACGGTCGGAATTGGTGAGGATGACACTGACGCCCAAGTAGGCGCAACCCCAGCACCAGCGGATGTCAACACCTGACCAGACGAGCCAGCGGCTGAACCGCCCATTTTCATGTCACCCCAGAACCTGTTGCTAGTTGTGGAGGAATTACCAAAGGTGTTTTCGTTACTGACTGAGGCTGATGTTGCCGCAGAGTTGTAACCAATCAGGATGTTGTTGGAGCCAGTGGTCAGGTTGTTTGTGCCTGAAAAACCCGCAAGTGATCCAAGTAGAGTGTTCTGAGCGCCAGTTGTTACCGCTTGACCAGCAGACTTGCCAATTGCTGCATTGTCCGCGCCACTGGTATTAGCAAAAAGCGCGTAGGCACCCACTGAGGTGTTATCACCTACGGTCGTTGCACCAAGAGCACCATAACCAAAGGCGGTGCTAAAGTTCGCCGTAGTGATAGCGTCTAGTGCAACATTACCAAAAGCCGTATTGCCCGTCCCTGTAGTGTTTGCAACAAGTGCGCTAACACCAACAGCAGTATTGCTTGTGCCTGTTGTATTACCGCCAAGAGCATTATTACCCACCGCCACGTTAGTAGAACCTGTAGTATTCGCATCTAATGAGTTAAAACCAACAGCAGTATTTTCTTGTCCTGTGGTGTTTGCAACAAGCGCCGAAGAACCAACCGCTGTGCTACTATTGCCATTGGTTACAAGAAGTGCATTACTACCAACAGCGGTA